TTCATTACAGGCCCATATTGCTGAACATCTAGGGTTTAGTTATCGTAAACAGATTGAGGAGCGTCTTGGTGTACCGTTGCCGCCGCCTAATGAACCCCTATCAGAAGAAGTTGAAGTCAATCTTGCTAGCCTTGTCGCTGAAGCAGGGAAACAACTCACACAGGCACATCAGCAACAACAGGCACAGAAACAGGCAGAGCAACAAGCTCAAGACCCGATACTACAACTCCGTAGAGAAGAGGTGGCAGTCAAGAAGGCTGAAGTGGATCGTAAGGCTCAAAAAGACCAAGCTGATTCCCAACTACAACAAGCAGATTTATTGCGGAAGGCCCAAAAAGACATGGCCGATGTGGCTGTAGCCGCACAGCAGGTAGAAATAGACAAGACCGAAATGGTCTTGGATGCTAAGAAAGAGAAGTTAAAGGTCGATGCTAATACACGTAAAGAGTCTGATAAACTCGACCTTGAGATATTTAAAGCAGTAACTACTCCCCCTCCTAATATAAGGAAGTAAATTAATCTATGGCAAAAACCGTCTTTGACGTGCTTAAAGATCGTATCGGGGAACAAAAATCCTCTGCAACGGAATTTCTTGCTGGTGGCAGCGCTAAAGATTACGCCCAGTATAGAGATGTGTGTGGTTTAATTCGGGGTCTCGAAACCGCGCATTCTTTCGTAGAAGACCTCTCGCGTAATTATATGGAAGATGAAGATGACTAAATTAGCGGTTAAATCCGAACCTGTTGAAGTAACAGATGAAGAATTAGAAGCACAATTACCTACACCGGTCGGTTACCACCTACTTGTAGCGATGCCGGAGGTAGAAGATACATATAATACTACCAGTATATTAAAATCTGTAACAACCAAGAACCATGAAGCGATTATGTCTATTATTGGACTTGTTCTTGATATGGGCGAGCAAGCCTATAGTGATAAGGATAGGTTTTCTACCGGACCTTGGTGTAAAGCAGGTGATTATGTAATGTTCCGGGCTAATACTGGTACTCGGTTCGTTATTGGTGGTAAAGAATATCGTTTGATGAACGATGATTCTATCGAAGCCATTGTGCAAGACCCCCGCGGTGTAACGCGTGCATAGGAGATAGTTGATGCCTTTCCAGAAAGTAGAGTTTGAATTTCCAGAGCCTGAAGAAGATAATAGCGCTGAAATTGAAGTAGAGCCATCAAGCGCGCTTGATGTAGATTTATCTGGAGGTACCCCCGTCGTCGAGAAAAAACCTGATAAGCCTGATGACGAAATTGAAATCGAAGTTGTTGATGACACTCCCAAAGCTGACAGAGATCGCACCGTATCAGAACCTCCAGAAGAGGTTACGGATGAAGAACTTGAGGATTATTCCGATAAGGTTCGTAAGCGAATAAAGCATTTTAGTAAGGGGTATCACGATGAGCGGAGGGCTAAAGAGCAAGCATTCCGTGAGCGGGAAGAACTTGAGCGGTATGCCCAGAAACTTGTTGAAGAGAACAAGGGACTAAAAACTTCCGTTAGTAAGAATCAGACTGTTCTTCTGGATCAAGCCAAACGTGTCGCGGGTACTGAACTAGAGGAAGCAAAACGTGCTTATAAGGTAGCATATGAGTCCGGTGATACTGAAGCTGTAGTGGAAGCACAGGAAAGTATGACGACTGCTAAGATAAAAGCAGATCGTTTAGGTAATATACAACTTCCTTCTTTACAGGAAGAAGAAACATCTTTAGAACAAGGTGTAACAGAAGAATCCGCCCCAGTACCGGTTGATGAACGAGCACAAGAATGGGCAAAAGCTAACCTTTGGTTCGGTCATGATGACGAAATGACAAGTTTTGCACTGGGGCTGCATAGTAAACTTGTCAAACAGGGCATGGACCCTAAGAGTGATGAATACTACGACGCTATTAATGCTCGTATGCAGCAAATATTCCCCGAAAATTTCGAGGATGTCGATAGACCAGAGAGAAAGACCACAAAACGTCAGGCAAATGTGGTTGCCCCCGCAACGCGGAGCACTTCACCTAAGAAGGTGAGATTAACGCAAACACAGGTAGACCTAGCGAATCGTTTAGGGGTCAAACTTGAAGATTACGCCAAACAGGTTGCAATTGAGATGAGGAAAGCAAATGGCTGAAAATCGTATTGATCGTGAACACGACACAAGAGAAAAAACGGCCCGTAAGAGAGCTTGGCAGAGGCCACAGGTACTTCCTGCGCCTACCCCTGAGCCGGGTTATGAATTTCATTGGGTACGTGTCGCCACGCAAGGAGCGGTTGACGCCACTAATGTTTCTTCAAAATTACGTGAAGGTTGGGAGCCGGTTAAGGCAGTAGACCATCCTGAGATTACAATGGTTACCATTGAGCAAGAAAAGTTCAAAGATAACGTTGTAATTGGTGGGTTAATGCTTTGCAAAGCTCCGAAAGAGATGGTTAACGAGCGCAATACTTATTTTTCAGAACAGAGTAAAGCGCAGATTGCCTCTGTGGATAACAACCTCATGAGAGAAAACGATCCTCGTATGCCTTTGTTTAATGATAGGCAATCGAAGGTCACATTTGGCAACGGAACTTAACTGTAGATTAGGAGTTTAAGCTATGGCTTATCCTACGATTGATGGTCCTTACGGACTTCGACCGGTTAAGATGCTTGACAACTCTCCATATAATGGTGCTACTCGACTGTATCGAATTGCTAGTGCTTACAACACTAACGTTTTTTACGGGGATGTTGTCAAAATCGTAACCGGCGGCACTATAGAACGGGAAGCAGGGTCCAACGACATGGATTATGTCGGTGTATTCATGGGATGTACTTTTACAGATCCCGGTTCTTCCCAACCCACATTTAAGCAGTATTGGCCTGCTAGCACGGTTGCTAGTGATGCTTATGCGTATGTGGTTGATGACCCGAACGTATTGTTCAAGGTTGCTGTATGTTCTTCTGGAACTACTATGGCTGATCTTGCTATTACCGATATCGGGGCGAACGTGTTCATGATAAATAATTCTGGCAGTACTACCACCGGCAATTCAAAAAATGCTGTTGATGATACTTCCGCAACCACGAACACTTTCCCACTTCGTGTAGTAGATGTTGTTACTGAAACCAAAACTTCCTCGACGGCCTTCCCAGAAGTGCTCGTTAAGTGGAATGATGGTCATCAGTTAAACAATACAACCGGCGTTTAGGGGAGTAGTGTAAAATGGCTATTTCAAGAGCACAATTACTCAAAGAACTCCTCCCCGGCCTTAATGCTCTGTTTGGTATGGAGTATGCAAAGTACGGTGAAGAACATAAGGAGATTTTCGAACAGGAATCTTCGGATCGTTCTTTTGAGGAAGAAACCAAACTGTCCGGGTTCTCCGCGGCACCTGTCAAGGACGAAGGCTCTGCCATCGAATATGACAATGCTCAAGAGGCGTGGACGGCTCGCTATACGCACGAAACAGTCGCAATGGGTTTCTCGGTTACCGAAGAGGCAATCGAGGACAACCTTTACGATTCGCTTTCCGCTCGTTATACGAAAGCGTTGGCTCGTGCTATGGCGTATACGAAACAGGTTAAGGCAGCTACTATTCTTAATGATGCCTTCTCCACCACCTACGGTGATGGCGTAGCTCTTTGTGCTACTACTCACCCACTCGTTAGTGGTGGTACTAACGCAAATACGCCGTCTACGGCAGCGGACCTTAACGAGACTTCTCTGGAAGCCGCCGTTATTGATATCGCTGGTTGGACGGATGAGCGTGGCCTGTTGATCGCGGCTCGCCCAAAGAAACTCGTTATCCCGCCCGCATTGCAGTTTGTTGCTACGCGGTTGTTGGAGACCGAGGGCCGTGTAAGCACCGCTGATAACGATATCAATGCCCTGAAGAACAACGGTGCTGTTCCTGAAGGGTATGCAGTCAACCACTATCTAACCGATACGGATGCGTGGTTCCTTATGACTGATGTTCCCAACGGTCTTAAACACTTTGTTCGTACTTCGATGCAGACATCTATGGATGCTGACTTTGATACGGGCAACAGTCGTTATAAAGCTCGTGAGCGTTATTCTTTCGGCGTGTCTGATCCACTTGGAATTTACGGATCGCCCGGCGCGTAAGACTAAAATATTGAGGGGGGTACTTGTTACCCCCTTCTTTTAGTTATATTATAAATAATCCCTGACAGTCATATTATGTGGCTGACACTAGCCAAGACAGGAGATGAGCATGGCTAATACGACATTTAACGGTCCCGTCCGTTCTGAAAACGGGTTTGAGCAAATCACCAAAACCGCCGGTACCGGCGCTATTACGACTAACCTTGACATTGATACGAGTGGTAATTTGGTTACCACGGGTTATGTCTCGTCTTATGCCAACATCGTTTCGATTGAGGACGCGACTTATACGGTTGCTACGACGCAATCTGGCGCAGTCTTTACTTTGAACCGTGCGGCAGGAATTGTTGTCACGTTACCAACGGCGGCAGCGGGTCTACAATATACTTTCATTGTAGGCACGACCTTTACAGGAGCCGGTCAGATCAATACGGGAGCAACCGATGATCTTTATTCTGGTTTTGCTCAAATATTTGACAATGGAGCGGCGACTGACACAAACACCTTTATCCCTGATGCTAGCAACGATGATACGATAGATCTTGGTTCGATAGAACAAGGTTGGCTTGTTGGCGGAATTATTCGTCTAAAAGCAACGACGGCAGCGGTCTGGCACTGCGAAGCATTCCTCTCTGGTGATGGCACTTTAGCAACACCGTTTGAATAAGGGGGGTATAAATGTCCTCTGATATTCAGTCTACATTTGTAGAAGCTGCAGCAGCAGATACTGATGGTATTTCCACGGCAGCGGCTGTTGCTAATAACGCTAACTTAGTCCTTGGGGGCGCACTTGCCTCTGGGGGCGCGGTTACGTTCGATCAACCTCGTAATATAACTATCCTTAGCGCCGGTGATGATTCAGGTATTTCATTTACAGTAACAGGCACAGATGAGACTGCCACGGCTGTAACAGAATCTATCACCGGGGCAAACGCAGGTACGGCAACTGGGTCAACTTACTTTGCTACTATTAGTCAGATAGCGGCGGTAGGTGACCCTGCTGGCAATGTTAGTGCTGGTTCTGGTACTTCTATTGCCGCTCCTATATTCCGAGGTCGTCTACGGCTCCGGGGGCTTTATGCTGTCAATACTGGAACGGCGGGTACGATTACCTTTAGGCAAACTTCCTCTACTGGTAGCGTTCGTATGAAGTTTAATACTGTAGCTTCCGCAAATACTACCCAGTATCCCGATGTTCCTGATGACGGTATTGTGTTCGAAAGCGGTGGGTATGTACTTTACACGCAAACTCATCTGTCTTCGATGACGTTGTTTTATGTAGGATAGTAGGCGTAAATGCCTAGTAAGAGTGCTAAACAACGGAAGTTTATGGCTGCTGTTGCTAATAACCCTAAATTCGCCAAAGAAGTAGGCGTACCACAAAGTATAGGAAGGAAATTCGATATGCCATATGGACCGGGAACATACGGAAGTAAAGTTGGACGCCCTCCTAAAAAATTTAAAACAGGAGGAGATACAAAAGCGGGCGCGTATCAACTTCTTGCGGATCAGGCTACAGATAAAGTTACAGAGCCTATGACGGGGATGGGCGATAGGGTACTTAACGAAAATGCCCCCGCAGTACGTAAAACAATTGAAAAATTGGGGCTAGAAGGAGAGACTTATTCAATACCAAAATATGAGGGGGAGGATAAAGTTCGTAAACCTAAGAAAAAGAAGAAAAAGACAAAAAAGATGAACGCTGGCGGTAAAGTTGGGCGGGGTTATGGTAAGGCGCGGGGCGCAAAAGCCTGTAAATATGTTAGTATGAAAGGGTCTTAACGGGTATGGCTAATAAACCTATTGATCCGGTTAAAACGTGTAGCGACCACGCAAGTAAAGCGCCAGAAGACTGCTGTAAGCAAATAGCCCGTAAAACAGTTAAAGCGGGCAGTAAAGAAGATGGTTAGATGTAAGGAAGCATAATGGCTACATCCGGCACAACAGCATTTAATCTGGATTTTACCGAGATTGCTGAAGAGGCGTGGGAGCGTGCCGGGAGCGAAATGCGTTCTGGGTATGATCTACGTACTGCTCGTAGGTCTATGAATTTGCTTACTATAGAGTGGCAAAACAGGGGGATAAACCTGTGGACTATAGACTCTGGCACAGTAAGTCTTACTACAGGAACTTCGCAATACACTCTTCCAGCCGACACAATAGACTTATTAGAACAGGCTATACGTACTGATAGTGGCAACACAACAAAGCAGTCTGATATCAATATAAGTCGTATTAGTGTTAGTACATTCTCATCTATCCCCAATAAACTTACGCGTGGTAGACCTATTCAGGTTTGGATAGAACGTCTTACGGACGCCCCTAAGATAAATGTATGGCCTGTACCAGATAGTAATGATTACACTTTTGTATATTGGCGTATGCGTAGAGTCGAGGATGCTGGTAGTGGTATTGAAACCGCAGATATGAACTTTCGGTTTCTTCCTTGTCTGGTTGCAGGATTAGCGTATAACATCGCTATGAAGACTCCTGACCTAGCACCTCGTCTTGATATGTTAAAGGCTGAATATGAAGCTCAATTTGCCCTCGCTTCTGGAGAGGATAGAGAAAAATCATCCGCGAGATTTGTGCCCAGAATTTCAAGAATTTAACATTGAAGCATGTCATATTTTTTTTGAGAATATGGTTGTAGGTATCAGGTTTGTGTTTGTGTTTTAACTATATAGGAGTTAGTTATGAATATGGTTATAGATTGGGTTGTAAGTAGAATTGTAGAGCCAACTTCTTGGATTGCGGTTGGTGTTGGAGCAATTGTTCTTTCTATACTTGTACCAGTAGGAGCCCCTTATTTTTTAGGTATCGCTGGTATAACAGCGGTAGCTGGTATGTTTATGAAAGAACAGGGTGGTAAATAGGTTGTAACGGATGCCTGCGCGGTTCGCATCTAGCAAAAATGCTATCGCAGAATGCGATGTTTGTGGGTTTAGGTATAAACTAGCTAAACTACGTGATCTTATTAAGAATGGGGTTAATACCAATATAAAAGCGTGCCCCACATGCTGGAATCCTGACCACCCACAGAACGAATTGGGTAGATATCCTGTAAATGATCCACAGGCTATACGTGATCCTAGACCAGATTTTGCGGGTTACGCACAAAGTAGAGCGCAGATTATCCCTATTAACTCGTCAGGAGGTCCTAATCCTGTAGGGGAGCAACCTATTACATCCCTTACTAGTGTTGGGCGTGTAGGACAAGTTACTGTGACTACTTCTTAAAGGTATATAGGTTATGAATTATACAAACCTAAAAGCAAATATACAGGATATCTGCGAGAATACGTTCACGGATGACCAGCTTGCGTTGTTTACCGACCAAGCCGAACAAAAAATATATAATACTGTACAGATACCCGCTTTGCGAAGAAATGTTAGCGGCGCACTTACTTCTGGTAATAAGTATTTATCAACACCTACGGATTTCTTATACACCTACAGCCTAGCAGTATTAGATAGTAGTTCAGTACATACTTTTCTTATCAACAAGGATGTAAATTTTATAAGAGAGGCATATCCAAATCCGGCTACTACCGGAGTTCCTGTACATTACGCGTATTTTGATGAGGATAGTTTTATATTGGGTCCCACTCCAAATGCCGCTCTTAATGTAGAACTCCATTATGGATATTATCCCGAATCTATAGTGACTGCAGGTACTACATGGTTGGGGGATGAATTCGATTCCGCATTATTAAATGGATCTTTATTAGAGGCTATACGATTTATTAAAGGTGAACAGGATATGGTAGCTAATTATGAAAAGCTCTATGTACATGCTATAGGGTTACTTAAAAATCTTGGTGATGGTAAGTTACGGGAAGATGCCTACCGAGCAGGACAATACAGACAAGCCGTAAGTTAGGAGTAGATTATGGCAATTTCACAAGCAATGTGTACCTCTTTTAAACAAGAACTATTAGAAGCGGTGCATAACTTTAAGAATAGTGGTGGAGATACCTTTAAAATAGCTCTTTACACTTCTAGCGCGAGTTTGGGTGCCGGAACTACCGCGTACACAACAAGTAATGAAGTATCTGGTACGGGGTACACTGCAGGAGGTAATACGTTAACAAGAGTTGACCCATCAAGTAGTGGTACAACCGCGCTTACCGATTTTGCCAATTCGACTTGGAGTTCCTCTACTATTACAGCGCGAGGAGCGTTGATATACAACGATACTGATTCAGATAAAGCTGTCGCTGTTCTTGATTTTGGGGCGGATAAAGTTTCTAGTGGTGGTGATTTTACTATCTCATTTCCGGCGGCAGACGCAAGTAATGCAATAATTCGTATAGCTTAGTCATAAAGAGTTAGTTGTGTCGAATACGAATTTAGGAGGTTGGTCAAGGGGAACGTGGAGTAGTGGCCCTTGGAACGCCCCCGATAGCGTTGGGGTTACTGGTGTTGCAGGTACTTCTGCCCTTGGTTCTGTTACTGCGGCTATCGGGATAAATCCTGAAGTAACAGGGTTAGTTGGTACTTCCGCCCTTGGTTCTGTGTTGGCGGGAACTAGCGCGACAATTTCTGCAGTGGGGGTAGTTGGTACAGGTAGTGTAGGTATTCCATTGGTTTGGGGCGATATAGATACTAGTCAGGTACCGAATTGGCAAGTAGTAAACTCTAGCTAAACACCGACTTGGGAAATAATTAGTGGCTTTTAGGTGTATACATAGTAGTATAACACAAACCTAGGAAAGAATCATGGCATCGACATACACAACAGGTTTTGGTATTGAGAAAATCGGTTCTGGTGAACAGGACGGTACGTGGGGTACTACAACAAACCATAATTTTGATATTCTTGATCGTATTGCTTCCTATAAAGCGGTCGCTATAACAACAAACGCGGATACGGCTACTTTAACTGTTCGCGAAGCCTCGCCGGGTTCAGGAACCGAGAACCTTCAAGATGGTATGTACCGTGTAATTAAATTTACAGGGGCTTTGGATTCAAATTGCACGATTACAATAGCCCCAAATACGGCTCCAGCTTGGTTTATTATTGAAAACGCAACTACTGATTCAGGGTCTGGTGGTCCTTATAGCCTTGTCCTAAGTCAGGGTTCAGGCGCAAACGTCACCGTTCAAAACGGTAAAAACGCAATTATCTACTGTGATGGCGCAGGTTCAGGCGCAGCCGTTGTTGATGCTCTCGCTGATCTTCAAATTGGTACGTTGGAGGTTACTGGTGCAGCCGCGATTGATGGTGCGTTAACGGGTAGCTCGACTATCCAAGGTACAACAATAACTGCTACTACAGCGTTTGTACCGGATGCTTCAGATGGTGCGGCTCTCGG